TCATTGCAACTTGGACCATTGTTCCGTTATCATTAAGTACAACTCTGTCCGCATCTGCAATTGTTGTACTTGTGGCTGATGTTCCACCATCAACTATATTTAATTCTGCTGCTGTAGAATCTACAGCTGCTAATTTTGTTAAGTCTGCCTGTACTAATCCAGAAACTCCATCTAATAAATTAAGTTCTGTAGCTGTTGCTGTAACATTAGTTCCACCTATATCTAATGTTGTTACAGAAATTTCTCCTGCAACTGTAACAATTCCGTCTGCAAGTGTAATTAAATCTGTGTCATCAGTATGACCTATTGTTGTGCCATTTGTAATAACATTATCAACAGTAAGTGTAGTCAAAGTACCTAATGAAGTAATATTTGCTTGAGCGGCAGTAGAAAGTGTACCTGCAATACTACCACCTGATACATTTATACCAGCACTAAAGACTGGTATTTGATTCATAGTTACAACACCACCAGATGATATTGCGATTGCGTCTGTGTCAGAAGCTGAACCTATATTACCAGCGTCAGCAATAACTAAACCAGCGCCTGAAGTTATTACAGCGCCTGAAGTTATTGCATTGTTAAATGTAGCATGACCAGCGTCACTACCATCAAGCGTCAACATAGTGATGTCACTACTGTTATCAGTACCTTTGAATATTATATCAGTATCATTTGCCGTAGCGTCAATTGTAATATTTCCAGATGAAGTTGATAAAGTAACTGCAGAATCACCTATAGTTATGTCATCCGCTGCTGAAGATACACCACTTGTAAAATATGTTTTAAACGTTGCAGCACTAGTCATTCTCATTGTGCCACCATCATTGTGAAGAATACCATCTGCGTCTGCAACTGCTGTAGTACCTCTTGCAGTGCCACCGTCTATTAAATTAATTTCTGCAGCTGTTGTTGTTACATTTGTTCCACCAATATCTAATGTTGTTACAGAAATTTCTCCTGCAACTGTTGCAACACCATCCGCTAATGTAATTAAATCTGTGTCATCAGTATGACCTATGGTTGTGCCATTAATTAAAACATTGTCTATATCTAATGAACCACCGCTAATTAATCCTGTTGTTGTAATTGTAGAAGATCCTGTATCAATAGTTCCAAAACCTGAAGTAATTGATCCTGAGTTTAATGCTCCAACAGTTGTGGCAGCGGTAGTAACAAGGTTAGGCATAGCTGTAATTTCATCATCAAAATACGCAGCTAAATCTGTAACTGCTACTTGCACCATTGTGCCATTATCATTT